TCCCGTCCATCGGCGCCATCGCGCCCGTCTTTGATCGTGGACACGCGCTTTTCAATGGCAAAACCAACGTCATCAAAACGGGATCGAATATCAGATTCAATCTTTTTGAGTGCTTGAACAACCAGATCAACATTCGCGGCGATTTTCTGTTTTTGAATTTCTTTGCTATCCGCAATTGATTTTTGCACCGACTCAAGAACATTGAGCTTTTCTTCGTCGGTCATCTCGTCCAGGTTAGGCACAATGCTCATTTCAAAGCTCCAGACAATTGGTCTAGAAAATCATTCTCAACTGATCGCAAACTGTCGCGCTTGTTTTGCATCTGCAATTCGACGATCTTGCTCTTGTTCTTAATGTCAGCTTCCTTCAGCATCAGTTCCGCAATCTTGACCCGCTTGTCAAACTCGCGGCTGTTGGCATCATCCGCGTTTGGCAGATTCTTGGTCACCGACGCCAGTATCTTGGCCTCCGTTTCCTTCGGCATCAATTGCGTTTCGGTGAGCAATTTCTGAGCCTCGGCCCGATTCTGCTCGGCCTGCGTGGTGTTGAGCGCGATCTGTGACTGCGCCGACTGCATCGCCAACTGCTGCTGCATCTGCTGCATCTGCTGCGCTTCCGGGTTCGGTTGCGACATTTCGTCCAGTTTGGCAATCAGCTCATAGCGGTTGGATAGGCTGGAATTGCCCAAGATACCCTTCAGGATCAGCGGCAGCACTGGCGTATCCGGCCCCAAGGTCTGCAACAGACCGATAAACTGCTGCTGCTCGTATTCCCGCGCAATAATGCCCAAGGTCGCGGTCGGGATAAACTTCATGTCCACAGACGGATAACGCTCGGGATCAAACTGCATATACCGATACGCTGCCTTGTGGATAAACGGGATCAGGAAATCCTCTTGGAAGTTCACCAGCGTGCGCTTGTATTTCTTGATGATGGTCGCCACCGCCATCGACATACCCGCACCGTCGCGGTTGCCCTGGCTAACCATGCCCTGCGAGTCCAGTGTGCCGGTCGCTTGCAGCAGCATGGTCTCGAACGCCTTGGCGGTTGCCAGATTGTTGCCATCAGTGCTGCCAAACTTGAACGGATACAGAATCTCTGCTGGCGCCCCGTTGGTCAGGATGGCCTTGCCGGGCTTCACTTCAAACTTTGCCCCTCGCGGTAGACGTGTGGCGTCCATCGCAATCATCGGGCTGGTTGTCAGCGCCAAGGAATCCAGATGGCTACGCACCTGGGCGTCGATCGCCTTCTGCATGTTGTAGGCTTTTTCAATCGTGCCGCGCCCGAGTAGGCGGTTCGGCACCGTGTCGTCCTGGTAACTAATCACCGGACGATCCTTCATCATGTAGGGGCTTTCTTCGGCCTTTAGCAGCACGCTCTCATTGGCGATGACCACGATGGCCTCGACCAAATCAGAATACTCATCCTGCGCTGAACTCTCGGGGAACAGATCGACGATATCCTTGTTCTCGTCGCTGTTCATCAGCAGCTCGCGCGGCACCAGACCGTAATAGGTCAGCAACCGCACCTTGTCGTCGCGATACTGCGTGATCTCCTGCGTCGGCTCCAGCTTGGTGTCTTCCGAGTCGGTGCCTAACTCCACCTTGCGGTAGATGCCGTCTTCCTGCCCTTTGACGATCTTGTGGATGGAGATATATTTCTCGATCGCCACGCCGAGACAGTCATCAATGCTGGTGCCGTTCGGGTCGAACAGGAAATTCTTGGGGTTGACCGGCACGATCTTGACGCCGATGCGATCCTTCTCCCGCACGCCAATCGCCGCTTGGCCCATCTGCCCCGGTATCGGTTGCGTGGCTGGAACGAACACCTTGTCCGTAATCACCGCAATCTCGCCGATGCCGGTGCCGTAAATCTCGGCCATCAGCTCGATCTGGTCGATCGCCTTTCGGATTTTATCGACTTTGAAATCTTCCATCAGTTGCGCTTTCAACATCTCCACGTCCAGCGGGTTGTTGTTCACATCCCGCAGATCGTCCTCAATGTCGAAAAAGTCGCCCTGTCCAAAGATCGCCTCCATGATCTCCGCGTGCCGCGTTTCCACCGCCTGCTGCGCGGCTGGCGTGACGATGCGGCTGCGCTCGGAGTCGCGCAGCTTGTCCTGCGCCGACCATTGGCCGCGAAAGATGCGCTCGTATTCCTCCCACAACGCCAGAAAGTTCGTATCGCGGTAGGTGCGCCAGCGGTCGCAGTGGTCAATTACGAATGAAGTCAGCTCGCGATCATTTTCGCTCGGCTGCTCGTATTCATACTCGCCGGTGACGCCGTTCTCGTCGCCGGTTTCGCTGTCTTTTTCAAACGCCATATTATTAGACTCCCGACACTACGTCGATGGGTGACCAGGTGTCTTCCTGTTCCTCAAAATACGACGTTATCGCTAACTGGTCTATGTATGACAGCGCGTCGGGCAGGTCGTCGTGTACGCCCTGCGCGGGGAACATCAACAACTGGTCTATAAATTCGTCAAAGTCCTCGTCACTGTTGAGGATCACCCGACCATGCTCGAAACGGCCCTGTAGCGACCAGATGATCCGGTCGGCCTTTTTACGGTTGCCATGCGTCAGGTCAATAATGTGGGAATATACATTACTTTTCCGCATTAAGTCACTCAAATACGGCAAAACCGCGTTTTTCAACGCCCCGCGCTCAATCCCCACCGCCACCGGTCGGTAATCCCTGATCGCCATCAGGATATTCGACGCCGTTTCCTTAATATCCCAACGACCGTGGTCAATCTTTTTAACCCACCACTTGCCATCATCAGTAACCTTGACCACTGCGATAGCGGATTCGTCGAGCCTCTTGCGCGAATTCGCTGCTTGCTTGGCGACTTCTTCAAACCCCGCGAGATCACACGCGATGTAGTAGCCGCCAACTTCGGGTTCTTCGCCATATTTCAGCCACTCCTCTTTGAAGACGTCGCTGCCAGCGGTGTCAAAACTCGCCATGTATTCCTGCTTGAAACTGAAGCTCGATAACGTCTTCTTAGCACTCTCGATCTCGTCCGGATCAATCATCGGATTGTCTTTGGTCGTGAAATGCCAAGACTTCCAATCGGCATCTGTCTCATTCTTCCCCAGATTGAACAGATCGTAGAACCAATTGCGGCCACGGGGAGTACCGATGAAGATGGCGCGGCCTTTTTTGTCTGACAGAGAGGCCCGTATGACCTGCTCCCACGCCTCCGGCTTGATGTCGGCCACTTCATCCAGAACCGCATACGTCAAGCTCACCCCGCGCAGCGTGTCCGGTCGGTCCGCGCCCCTGACGTAGATGCGCGCCCCGTTAATCAGCGTGATATCCAGATTGTTGACGTGACTCGACTGGATCACCTCCTTCCCAAGATCGAGCAACAAATCCCAGATGATCTGTCTGGACTGCCCCATCGTCGGGCTGACATACAGCACCGCTGACCCTTGCGGGCAGCGCAGACCTTCTATCAACAGCGTTGTCGCCGCCAGCCTCGACTTGCCGCAGCGCCGCCCCGCCGCGATGACCTTGAACCGCGTGGTGTCCTTGAAGACGTCTTGCTGCCAGGGCAGCAGACTGAAGTTCAGATCGGCCATCAGGTCGCATCCTCTGCATCTACGTCTTCCGGTTCCGGCGTCGCATCTATGATCGCGCCGGTGGTGACTTCGCCAATACCAGTGATGTTGATCGTCACCGCACCGCGGTGGCCCTTGTCCTTCTCAAACATGCTCACCGGTAACGTGCGCTCCATACACAACTTCAACGCGGCCATCTGACTCGGATGCCCGTCGTCCATCGCAATGTCTACCACCTTCTGCACCACGCGCCGACCACTGCTATCCAGCAACATCTGCTTTAACTCGTTCAACCGCTGGTAGTCCGTCTTCGGCAGCACCTTCGGTGCGCGATACCGTTTGGGTCTACCGTCTTTAACCGGTGGATTGTCCATATTGGCCCTCTTTGTCACTGACTATAACCCATCGCTGGACAAATCGCTACCGTTTGGCTGTAAGTAGACTACATACGCCATTTTGCTCTTTTTTTGTGGGTGGGGGGCACCGCAAAGTTCTCGTGCCAGCCAGACCCCCTCCCCCCCATGTCTTCCAGCCACCAAGCCACGTTATGTCAAATCGTCCTGGCAGGCGGGCCAGCGGGCCAGCGGGCCAGCCAGCCAGCGGGCCAGCCAGCCAGCCAGCGGGCCAGCCAGCCAGCCAGCCAGCGAGCGGGGAGCTATAAATTTATTTAATGGGCCTATAAACGGGGGCGGGGCAGGCTTTTATGCCTATTTTTTCACTAACGCTATATTTTCGGGCCTCATGCCGGGGCGATACCCAAGCGCGTGCAAATGCTGGTAGATCGACAAAAGCTCATGCCAGCCTTGCGAAAGATCGCCCGCGCCCGCAGCTAATAAAACCGCGCGCGCCACTGGCGTAAGCGGGCGACGAAAGGCTACGGTGTCAATTTTGCATGGTCTACCTATCATGCCCGCGATTCTAGCGCCAAACCCCAAAATAGTCATATTGGCACTATTGTCATTCTGTTTTTATCCGCGCCAACGGCGGCGCAGGCGGCGCTCTACACCGTCGGCGGTCACCCATACATACATATAATATATGTCTTATAAATTTGTACCAAACATGACAATTAAGACAATCCGCGCCTATAGCCTGACCGCTGTAGAGGGAAACCGCGCGCGCGCAATAGTCACGCATGCCCGCAAAATACCGGCCCTAAAAAAAAATATTTCGCTATTTGTCTTGCAAGCCCTTGCAAAGTGTGTAAAATGGACTCCGCAGCATACCGCTACTCTAATCTACTCGAAAGGAAACTACATGCAAACCTTATACTTTCCAGACTACGACGACACACTCCCGCAAATCGCAGGCTTTGTCGATGCGTCATATGGTAACGATACCTGCCCAAGCATACACAGCGAAGAGTTAGGCTTAACGATTCACTGCGATTACAAAGACGAGGCCAAGCGCGAAAACGAGGGCTGCACACGCTACAGCATCAGTGACGCAGGCGGCGATCCGCTGCTCGACTCTGACGACCTCGCCGAAGTGCTGGCCTTCGTTGCTGATTACGACGGATCGCCTGAAAAATGCCGCAACGGCAAACCGCTTGCAAAATGCACTTGCTGCTAACCGGAGCCGTGAAAATGACACTCGAACAAAACGCCGTCCAACAAACGCAATTTGATAAATTCTACGCAACCCTTGCGGAACAATACCGCACACTGTTCCAAACGCCGGATTATGCGATGGCCGCCGCGCGTTACACTCCCGAAGATTTAGCGCGCAAAATGACTTGCGGCCTTGCCGCCGGAACCGCCAACAAAGACGGCGAGGGCATAATCAAGACTTGTAAGGCACTGGGTATCTCGCACACTTACAAAGCAATCCGCGCGCATATCAGCTAATTTTGCAGTATCCATGCGCGCCACTAATGGCGCGCATGCTAATAATCTACTCTAGGGGTCAACAATGGCAATGCAATGTATACCGCTGAACAAAAAACAAGCTCACGAGATTCACGGCGGTTTAACCCAGACTACCAAAATGCCTTGCAAGTCGTATTCACTGCCCACAATAGCTTGCAAGACTGGATTCAAGATGCGCGCGATCGCTGGATCAATCTGTGCCGATTGCTACGCTGAGAAAGGCAATTACCGCAAATATCAAAACAACATCGAGCCTGCACAACATGCGCGCCTAGTGTCAATCACGGATGAATTGTGGGTTGATGCCATGGTAGTCAGCATTGGCACGGATGCCTATTTTCGCTGGCATGATTCGGGAGATATTCAAGACATCGAACACTTGGAAAAAATTGCAGCTGTAGCGCGCGCTACGCCCAATTGCATGCATTGGCTACCCACTCGCGAGTATGGGATTGCGTCAGCGTTTACCGCACAATTCGATATCCCAAAAAATCTCATAATCAGACTGTCGGCAATGTTCACGGATAAACCCGTCGTCGTACCCGCCAGTCTTAAAAACGTCGCAGGTATCGCAGTTTCAAACGTGCATAGCAAAACTGCTATTGGCACGGCATGCAATGCACCAAAGCAAAATGGCGAGTGCCGCGAGTGTCGCGCATGCTGGTCACGCAAAGTTGCTGCGGTATCTTACTCAATTCACTAAACGAGAGGGAAAACCATGAAAACCATTATTTTAGTGCGCGACGACGGCGCCCGTACTTTAGTCGGCGCACCTGTCGCAGATGATTTTGATGTGCAAGCTTGGGCACAATCTCGACGTGCAGCATTTGCTTTGCTGTTAATTGTGCAAATAATTGTTGTCTAATCTAATCTATGAGGGGGTGTAAACATGAAAACAATCGAAGATGTAAAGCAATATATGCGTGACCTTGCTGCAACGGGGCGAGCGTATCATTGGGACGATAGCCCGACAGAAATTAGCTGGGATACGCCGGTAGACGTTGATGCAATGCAAAAAGCGCATGCTGAAGTATGGGCGATATGTAATCCATGGACTATCTTAGACGACGACAGCGAAATCGCGAAACTTTACAACCTGACATCAGAGGATGTGTAAACATGAAAATTATCAAAGGTAGTTTATTCCAGCGGTCAGATGATACAAAAATGGGATGGCACGTTTGGCGTGGCAATAAGTTGCTAGGCGTGTTCCAGACACGGGCACAGGCGCGGGTGTGGGTGCGTGATTTTGCGGCGCAGGTGAGCGTATGACCTACCATATGAAAGACTGTAAAAACGTCAATCCTGCGCCAGTAGAGGAATCATTAGCTAAGGCGCTGCTATGCCTTGCGCTCGCCATGAGCGCCACGGCGCTGGCTCTCGCGCTAGGCGCTGCGGTAGTCTGCACATGAATGTAAAAAATGTGATACGCCCGCCGGACATGACATGCTCGTTTTGCGGCGGCAAGGGGTTTCAAACCGTCGAAAGGGCGGCGGGTCAGTCTTTTGTCTGTAAAAATTGTCGCAGGACGTATCGTAAAAAATCAAATAGCGGTTCCGGCGTTATTGCCGGACGCGTTTATCATCGCACACAGGAGCTATAGCCATGCAATTTACAATTGAAGAAAACGAACGCGCAGCATACGCGGCGGGCAATACGCCACTGGCGATCGCTTGGGGTAAACTTATCGACTTGGAACAGGAACGCATAACGCTGCGGCAGTGTATCCGCGACGCTGCGGATTTAATCGACTGGGAGAAAACCGACGATCATACCCAATGGCACGCGCGCGCCGCCAAACTGCTGGACAGCGATGCATGATCTATGCCGCGATCGCGCTTATCATCCAATGGATAATTGACGTGCTAACAGACTAAAAAAAGGGGCCGAAAGGCCCCTTTAGGTTTTAGAAGCCGATCGCGCGCACGTTGGCGCCACCGGCGTTGGGTTCAACGGCGCGCCTAAGCTCTGATTTTGAGAGCGTTGCCATTTCGGGCGCGGCGTAAACGTGTTTTTTAGTTTTGAATTCGGCGGCGGCGACGCGCCCGCAGTCGATCCAGCCAGCCTCCCGTAACCCGTGCAGCAATTGAGACTGGAACACCTTAAAACCCGCGGGGCCGGTTAAGCGATCGCAAAGCGCGTGGAACGGCGAGCCGATGACGCCACGGGCGAATTCGCCCGCACGGGCGCGGAGCTGGTCAACAATAAAAGACTCTCCCGCGCTCATGGACTGCTCGCACAGGTTCTCTTTAAATTCCGTCACGGGCGGCGCTGCTGCGGGGTTGAACGCGCTCACGTCGCGACGTGCAAGCCACCCGGCAATAGCGGCGAAGCCGCCCGACTGATACCAGCGCCAGAGTTTACCGGCGGCGGCGGGCGCCATCCTCGGCGCGCTTGACCAGATACAAAACCACCGGCGGTCTTGCGACGCTAGGCTAATCGGCACCGGATCGTTTGAGAACGCCAGCACCAGGCACCGGTTGACCATATCATAGGGGTGCAGGCCCTTGCGGTTGATCGACAGCATTTCGGGCGGCGCTGCGATGATCGGCTTCAGGCGGTTAGCCAAGGCGCGGCGCTCGCGGGCGTCGGGTTCCTTCAATTCGTTGAGGATGATAATCTCGGCCTCCAGTGCGTATCCCCACTGACTGCCTAGCGTGTCGTTGTCCATGATGCCACGGTTGCGGAGCGACGGCCCGCACACGGCCCAAAGAAGGGGGGCCCACAGCGTATCCTTGCCGCAGCCTTCATCCCCGGCATGCAGCACGGCGTGGTTGATCTTCGTCCGTGGGTTTTGCAGTTTGCAGGCCATAATGTCGTAGAGATGCTCGCGCTCGGCGGGCACCGGCACCAGCGCCTCGACGTGGTTAAGCCACGGCGTAATGTCGGCCTCCAGTTCGCGGTCGATCGGCGGGCGGGCGTCGCGCCAGCGGTTGCCGTAGGTGTCGCCGTCACGCGCCACCAGCACACCGTCGCCTGCCGAGTAGGTAATGCCGACCAGCGCGGGCGCGCCCTCGGCTTGCCGGTTCTCATCGTAGCAAATGCTCGCCTCGACGCGGCGCGCCTTGCCCTTAGCGTCGGTGTGGATCGAATAGCAGGGAATATGCCGGAACAGGGCGTTAAACGTGGTGCGGCCAATCTCGCGGCGGTCGATCAGGTCGAAATATGACTCGTCGGCTTGGATATACCCGAAGCGGTCATACCACCCGGCCTTTTCGACGCGGCCTAACTCTTTGCGCTCGACGGCGGCGATCATCGCCACGGCGTCGGTTTTCGCGCTGAACAGGTCGCCGGGCTTCAGTTTAGCCAATGCAGCCTGCATCACGGGGGCCAGCAGTTCGGAGCGTAGCCCCGGCGCGTGTGACGGGCCGCCCTGCTCGGCTACCCAGGTTAAGAAGGCGACGCTATCCCATTCAAGGCAGTGCTCGTGCAGGCACGTATAGGCCCGATTGACGGGCATGTAGCGGCCCTCGATCTCGCCGGTGGTGTGGGCGGCGTTGTTGGGGCAGACCACACCCCACCACCCGGCGCTGTTGCCGTGCGCGGTCAGGTGGCCGGACTCGGAGAGCCACGCTAGCACGTCGTCGCTGCCGTCGTCGTCGAGATCGACGCGGCGCACGGTGGCGGTGTCGGCCGCGGCGGGCGTCACGCCCAAGGCGGCGCAGATTTCGGCTAACGTATACTCACGCGCCGGTTCGAATTCGACCAGCACCGACGCCCACGCCTCACGGCCCGGTTTCAAGTTTATACTGCCCGGCAGACGAAAATTTCTCACGGGGTTGGTCGCCCCACCGTCGGTGTATCCGGCCTCCGCGATGGCCTTGATCGCTGCGGTAAACTCGCCACAGGAGGGCTGCTCGCTAAAGGCGTAGCCGTATTGAAAGTTGCCGGGTGAGGTTTCCATGCGCCACGTCGGGGCCAGCGGCGGCACTTTGGCCTTGGTGCCCACGTCGTCCAGCACCAGCACGAGACAGTGCGTGCAGTTTGACGCGCTGGCACTCAGTTTGCCGTCACGCATACGGTCGAGGATGAAGCTACCGGTGTTGCCGTACCATGCGCCACCGGCGCGGTATTTCTCCGGCAAGAATGGGGGCCATGTGTAGCTCTCAACGCCCTTGACGGTGCGGGGCTTTTGTTTGACAATTAGCGCGCTCTCTCCCTCGGGAGCTAACGATGCGAAAAACTCTAAAAAGTCCATTGTGTCGTTTCCTGGTTGGTTGTTGTTCGGCGGCCTGCGATCCCTCCCTCGCAGGCCGTTGTTTTTTCACTTCCCGTAACGCGTTTGCACCTTAATCTCCACGCCTAGCGGCAGGCCAACGGCCCACTCCGGCGGTCTGCACATCACCTCCCGCATGCGCGACACCATCGCCTCACCCATGCGCTCGGGGCACTCGACGACGATCTCATCATGAATATGCAAAACGGTGTCCTCCAGTTGGCGCAGCGAGTAGCGCAGAATATCGTTCGCGGTCGCCTGCGTGATGTTCTCGACGGCCAAGCCGCGCCACAGACGGGCGCGCGGCCATTCGGTCGCGTCAGCCGCCGGTTTCCACGACGCCTTGGCGTACGATACACCATCATGTTCAAGTCGGGCGAATGGGTAGCATAGCACCCGACCGGACGGCAGGGAATACCAAAGGTGTTGACCGTCGAACAGGTAGCAGACGCGCCCCGCGTGGCACTCGTGCCCTTTGTGACGCAAGGCGCGGGTATAGGCGGCTTCAAGGTCTTGGCCGTGCTTCATGGCCCACGGGTTAGCCCGGCGCCAGGTCGAAATGGCGCGGGCGATTTCACCCTCGGTCATCCTGACACCGTAGACGCGCCCAAAAGTCTCGAACGAGCCAGGGCCACCCAAGAAGCCTAGCGCGAGTTCCTGCACCTTGCCGACCTGCCGCTGCATGTCGGTCACGTCGTTGTAGGCCACGCCGAACGTCGAGGTGGCGTTGACCTTGTAGGGGTCGAGGCCCGACCGGAACACGTCGAGCTTGGCTTCACCGGCGTGACAGTTGGACAGCCACGGATTCACGCGGCCTTCAATCGCCGCCCAGTCTGCGACGACCAGCACATTACCGGCGGCGGGCATCAGCGCGGGGCGTAGCATCCCCTTGAGAACGTCGGTGACGCGCTTGCCGTAGTTTGGCACAATCTGGTGCCCGCGCACCATGGCGTGGCGCACGGCGTCGGGTTCCTTCGCACACTTGCGGGTGAAGTTATGCACCTGGGCGCCGTAGCTCGACGCCCGACCAGTAGCCGAACCACCGGCAAAGACGAAGGCACCACGCACGCGGTGGTCGTCCACGTCAGCCAGATCGGACAACCGTTTGAATTTGGCGACCGAACTGGCCCACAGGTCATCGGCACACTGGATCACATCAGCCACGGCTGCGGGCACCTCGTCGGGGTTTTCCTCGGCGAGCAGCAATAGGTTAGCGCGCACGGTCTTGTCGATCGAATACTTGACCGCACCGTCAACGTGTAAGGTCATCAGTTTGATGGCTTCGGGGCCGACACGGGCCTGCACCCATGCGCGCATTTTGGGCGACCGCACACTGGTAATCTCGCCTTCGGTTACCTCAGCGACGATTTGCTGGATTTCGATCAGTTCGGCGTCGGCGTAGGTCATGGCGGCGCGGCACAGCGCGGTGTCACATAACACGCCACGATCGTTGATGCGCTCGTTGACGTGGTAGTCGGCCAGCTCGTCGTCCGACAGGTCACGCATGGCGGTGCTAATCTCGCGCATCGCCCGCACGTCCTGCTCGCAATAGCGCACCATCTCGGCCATCAGGTCGGGGTCGTGGTTAAAGGTGCCGTCAGCCCGTGGGATCGACAGCAGACGGATGAGCTGCGCGCCGCGGTGGTCTTTCTTCATGGACGCACCGGCAAAGCGGCCTACGTCCTCCAACGAACCTGGCGCGCAGTTGGCGCGGGCCTGCGCTGCCGTGCAATAGAACTGCTCCAAGGGCGGCTCGGGGATACCGAACTCAGGACAGAGGACATACCAGAAAATCAGACGCTCGAAAGCGGCGTTGTGGGCACGGATTTGGGCGTCACCAATCGCGGGGAAGGTGTCACCGGGGCGCCACGTCTGCACCTCACCACCATCGAACGCGTAGGACATGCACAGCACCTCGGTCGAGGCGTCACGCGCGTAGTTGTAAACGCCAGCCGCCGGTAGGTTACACCGGCTGCGGGTTTCGAAGTCCAAGAAAATCGTCATATCAAAAAAGCGGGGGCCGAAGCCCCCGCCCTCTTTACGCCGCGACCCGACGGCGACGGCCAGCCGGTGCTGCTGCCGGTTCCGGCGCGGGGGCCGGTGCCGGTGCTGCTGCCTCGACTGCTGCGGGGGGCGGTTCATCCCCGTTAATGCTGACCCACTCCAACACCTTAAAGATCGGGGTGTAGATGCGGCCATACGACTTGTGCTGGTAATGCTCGGTGTCCAGCTCGACCACTGGCACGGGCTTGGCCTGGTCGGTGTCCACCTGTCCGGCAATGGCGACGGCCAACGACTGCACCGCACGCTTGCCACCGACTGACGTAGTGGTGAAGCGCGCCTCCATACCGGCGTCCTCACCGTTCAGGCACTTCAACGACATGCCGACCTGAGTCTCCCAACCCTTTTTAGCACCCGGCGGTGCGGTGTCCAGCTCCGGCAACGGATCGCTGACCGAAGCCATCTTTTCGCCCAACACCTCGCCGTCGCCCCACGCGATGAAGCCGTGGACGAAGGAAAACGGATTGACGGCCCACTGCGAACCTTCTTCGATTTCCGTTTGATCGGCACCGAAACACCAGTGGCCGGTCTTGTCCATCTTCAAGATGACAACACCGGCGGGGCCAACGTCGGCCTCCAGTTTGCGGAGCGACGTCGAGAGCGACGCAACAGCGGGGAGTTTTGCACCTGCGAACGTGACGATATTTGACATGATTTTAGTCCTTAAACGAGTTTAGAGAGGGCTGCGGTCAACTGCTGCCCGATTTGCAAAACCTCTGGCCTCGGATCACTCTCCGGCGCAAAGGTTGTTCCAGATGACACCGATGCGACCAGGTCATCCGGTAACGCTTGTTTCGACGGCTTGAGCAGTTTCTCTGCCTGCGCCGGTGAAACCAATTCCAATTTCACGGGGTCGATGCCCATTGCGGCCAGTGCTTTGTTGGCCTTGCCTTCATCGAGCCACTTCCGCACGCTACGCTTCGCAACCAGTTTGTAGCCCGGCACCTTGGCACCGGCCTCCATCATGGTCATCGCCAGTGCGCGCAGGTCTTTGATCCAATCTTCCAACAGATCGGCGTTGCCGAGATACGCGCCGATCGTTTCGGCGGGCAGGTTTTCTAACTGCACCTTCACGGCCCGATCAACCGCGCCGGTCATTTTAGGGCATAACGGCTTGGCGGCGCACCACCGGCAATGATCGCCGACCACGATGGCCGCGTCGGGCATGGCGCTGGCCTTGACCGCACGCTTCAAACTCCGTTCAAACTCCTTAACGCGCTTGACCGTGGTCACCCACCGCTTGACGGCGGGCGGCTGCACGATGACGATCTCGACTTCCTCCGCACCCTCGAACACCCACGCCGTTTCCGGCGTCCTCATCGCGGCGGCGGCGTAGAACAGTCCTTGCTCGTTTTCTTCTGCCGAGACTGCCACCCCGTCGCCAAACTTCCAATCAAGCACAACAGCACGATTACCCAAACGGCCAAGTAAATCGGCGCTGCCAAACACGCCCGGAAGATACGCCCCAAAACCGACCACAGTTTCGACTGCATATTCCATCACTCCTTCAGGATCGACTGCGTCGAGTGCGGCCAGTGCGGGCAGGATCTTCTCGTTCAAGAGTTCGCCCGTTAGCGTTTCGCCCTTAAAAGTCGTCCACAACATGGACTCCGGTGTCACGGTGTCGCTGTCCAGTATTGTCGCCATTGCATTGTGTAGCAAGGTGCCGCGATCGGCATACGTGCTGCTGTCTTTCGGTGGCATCTTAGCGACCAACGCCACGCTACCGGGGCAATTGATAACGCGTTTGGCGGTGCTGCCGCCGACGATTAAAGAATGTGAGGCCATTGTAGTTTCCTTTAGTGAAGTGGAGGCTAGATTATAGACTGCATAAAAAATACTTGTCAAAGACTTTTTTAGCGTGTTACGATGTGAGCGTATCACAAAGGAAACCAACATGCTAGAAAAAGAAGTCGAACACTATTTTGATTGGGTCGTGCAGCGTAGCGGCGGGCGCACCTACAAGTTCAAGTCACCCTCGCAGCGCGGTGTGGCCGATCGCATCGCCTGCCTGCCAAACGGGGCGACGTGGTTCGTGGAGTTGAAAGCACCGCACGGGCGGCGCTCCAAGCTGCAAGGCTTGTTCGCCGAAGAAATGCGCCGCACACAACAGAACTACGCATGCTTATGGACAAAGGAACAGGTGGACGAATGGTTTACTACAACGAGTTTGACCCCTACGCCGCGCAGTGGTTGCGAAACTTAATTGACGCAGGGCATATCGCCAAAGGCGAAGTTGACACAAGGAGCATCAAAGATGTTAGCGCAAGTGATCTTACCGGATACGTGCAGTGCCACTTCTTCGCCGGTCTTGGTGGTTGGAGCCACGCCCTGCGCCTTGCCGGATGGCCCGACGACCGACCTGTTTGGACGGGCAGTTGCCCCTGTCAGCCTTTCAGCGCCGCAGGCACCCAAAAAGGCACCGCTGATGATCGACACCTCTGGCCTGTCTGGTTCAATCTCATCCGCGAGTGCCGCCCTGGAGTTGTCTTTGGTGAGCAGGTTGAAGCAGCGATTAACCACGGATGGCTCGATCTTGTTCAATCTGATTTGGAAAGTAAAGGCTACGCCTGCGGGGCGGCAGGTATACCGGCTGCGGGCGTCGGCGCGCCGCATATCCGACAGCGGCTATGGTTCGTGGCCGACGACACTAACAGCCGACGGTCGAGGATCGGCTGGCGTGGGGAAGCGCGAGCTGCCGAACGTAGCGAAGTGGGTCGGTTGGCCGACGCCGATAGTGGGCGACACGACGGGTGGGCCACGGCCACCGGACGACAAGCGGGGGCCAGCGCCGGGCTTGCAAGCAGCAGCGCATTTGACCAGTTGGCCGACCACCTCGACACGCGATTACAAGGGCGGCTACCGGGGGGGGGCGCATGAGGAACAACAAAATCAGCACGGACACGCTGGACGTGGCCGCGCAATTGACTTCTGGTCAGACTGCGATTGGCTCCCCTGCCGCGACGGAAAATCACGGCCAGTTGAATCCGGCACATTCCCGTTGGTTAATGGGGCTACCGCCAGAGTGGTGTATACTTGCGCCAAGTGTAAAACCGAAACGGTAAATTATGAAAACATGCGAATTTTGCGGAAATTCACTGCGGAAAATGAAAGATTACTTGCGGCGGCGTTTTTGTTCAATGGCGTGTTACGGGAAGTCGATAACAGTTATGCCGACAACCGCCGCCAATGGGCGTTATCAAGCGCAGTATCTATATGCCGCGACACAGTGCGTGAAATGCGGGAGCAAAAAGTTTTTAGATCGGCATCACAAAGACGGGAACGCGATGAACAACAACTCATCGAATATAGAAATTCTTTGCCGCAAGTGTCATGTGCGGCATCACCATCCGAAACCAACGCCAACGTGCCGAATTTGCGGGATAGTCTTTACAGCGCCTCGGTGGAGGAACTCGATATGTTCTGCCCTGTGTGCGCGGGAATGGGGCCGCATAAATGCACAAAAGAGATGGGCGGCGGGCGCGTTGGCAGACTGCGCGCCTACGGCAACGCCATCGTCCCGCAAGTCGCGCAAGTCTTTATAGAGGCGTATCTTGAATCTTAGACCGTATCAAGAAATAGCCGCTGACTTCCTGTTTGAGTCGGACAGGGCGATGATTCTCGCCCCCGTTGGTGCGGGCAAGACCGCGCTTACCTTGACCGCCATGCGCGACATGCTATTCGAGGGGGCGGTGCAGCGGTTTCTGGTGGTCGCGCCCAAACGCGTAGCCGAGTCGGTCTGGCCGACAGAGATCAAGTTGTGGGCACCCGAGTTGTCGTTGTCCGTGGTCATTGGCACGCCGACGCAGCGCGTCAAGGCGTTGCACGCCAACGTCCAGGTGGTGGTCGCCACTTATGACAATTTGCAATGGCTGGCCGAACAGCCGTTGCAGTTTGACGGCGTGGTGTTCGACGAGCTGACGCGGTTAAAGAATCCGTCCGGCAAACGGTTCAAGGCACTGCTGAAGGTGCTGGACGCCATGCCGATCCGATGGGGGCTGACGGGTTCGTTCACCAGCAACGGGCTGGAGGACGTATTCGGCCAGTGCAAGGTCATCGACCAGTCACTCCTCGGGCGCAGCAAGGGTGCTTTTCTGCAACAGTATTTCCACTGCATCAACCGCGACTACGGCGACTGGGAGCCGCGCGCCGACGCGCTGCCGATGGTCATGGAGCGTATCCGCAAGGCCACCTTTGTCTTGGATGCGGGTGAATACAAGGACAAGCTGCCGCCGCTGCACATCGTCGAGATGCGCTGCACGATGGAAATGACGGAATACAAGGCCATGAAAAAGGACTTCATGGTGCAGTTCCCCGACGCCCAGGCCATCGCGGCCAACGCCGGTGTGGTGACGGGCAAGCTGCAACAGATGAGCAGCGGCTTCGTCTACGACACCCGCACCACGCCGAGTGACCGTCCGGGCAAATTCACCACCACCAAGTCGGCGGTGTGGTTTTCCGACCACAAGTTTGAACTGCTGGACGACCTGCTGGCCGAGAACCAACACGCCAACACGATCATCGCCTACCAATACCAAGAGGAGCTGGCCGAACTACAGCGCCGCTATCCGCGTGCGGTGACGCTGGACGAGCCGGACGCGATTGACCGGTGGAACGCCGGTAAGGTCGAGCTGCTGCTGGCGCACCCGAAGTCAGCAGGCCACGGCCTCAACCTGCAATTTGGCGGCTGTCACATGGTGTTCCTGTCGTTGCCGTGGTCGCTGGAGCTGTTCGAGCAGACCATCGGGCGCCTGCACCGCAGCGGCCAGCGGCACGCGGTGTGGGTTTACGTCCTGCTGACCGAGGACACGGTAGACGAAAAGATTTACGTAGCATTGCACGACAAACGCTCTTTATCCGACTTAGCAATGGAGGCTTTGAAATGACAAGGCAAGAACAGGCGAAAGCCAAACTGAAGGTTGCATTACGGGAACTGGTGATTCGAGAACGACAGTATGCGGTTGCCAAACGCGGGTTACTTAAGGTGATGCGAACCATCGCCAAACTGGAGACACAAATTGAAAACACAAAAGCTAACCTGGCGTGAGCTGAACCACACGCTCGGCACCAAGACCGAAGCCGAGGTGTTGGATATGTTGAATGAGGAGCGCGCCAACCTACGGCGTATCGTGGTGTTGGAGCGTCTGCACCAGCGGTATAACAGCCTGCGGGTTACGCGGGAACGGATCGAACTCTTTAAGGAGGCAACGACCAAATGGAAACGAAGCTAGCGTTACGGTTAACGGACAAGAAATTCAAATACAGCAACGCCGCCTCGCACACGTCGGCAGACGGTCTCAAAGACCGCATGAAAGCGTACAAACGCAAAGCTAAAAAGGCTAAGAAATGATCGCCCCCGTCTGCCAGTCCTGCCGACGGGAGGCGGGCTACAAGCTGGTCAAAATCACCAAAGGCACGCGCCGGATATGGAAGTGCAAATCGTGCCTTGACCGCAAGAGCGTGTCATTTATTGCAATCAAAGATCGGAGGATATTCAAATGATGGATTGGGATCACGCATACGGTAAAGAACATTGTTTGCATTGCAATAGTCGTGGGTACCGACAAGGCTTTTATGACGCTGCATCAATTGGCTTAGTTATTGTTTGCCTTGTCATTATTGGTATGGCAGTGGCGCTGCGCTAACCCATCATCTGCTCTGCCGCATCCTGGACGTGCGCCACACGATTCAGCCACCCCTTGCCGAACGTCTGAAAAGTCGGCAGGGATTGGTAAAACGCCTCTTTGCCCAGGCTGAAGGCTTCCAGCAATTCCACAGGATCGGCAGCGGTCGCAGCAGCGATCGTGGCCCTGCCGATACTGCCATCAGCGGTGACGTTTAGCGCCGCTTGTAGCAGCTTTGCGGCCCTGCCACTGCCCATGTTTACGGCAGAATCAAACACCGCATAATCAACGCCACGCGGCAAGTCCGAACAATGGCAAGCATCCCAGTAGTTGGCCTTGTATAGCGGCCCGACCAATTCCGGCGTCAGTGAGCGCATCTCGGCCTCATCGACGGGGTGCTTTACCCACGCCTCCCACACCTTTTTTGTCACGCCCAAGTTAGTCATGCCGCCGGGGTCTGACGGGTGATTAACGAATCCACCTTCGGACTTCAGCACCAGCGCCAGTGACGCCGGAAAGTTACTTAGCATCTTTTTTATCCTTCATACCGATGATTTTCTCCAGCGTGCGGCCCCCAAAATAAAAACTCATAATGAGCATACCCCACTGGCCTAGTAGTTGGACGTATTCCTCGTTGACGTCGATCTTGGCCGCTGACAGACCGGCGAAAACGAAATAGCCGGTCAGGATAGCAATCAGCGTCATCGGTCGGATGTTCTTCGACAACCACGAATCGCTGCCCATGTCTGCCTTCAGACGTTCGGTCAGCTCATGCTGTTCGGCAACGTCAGCGTTGAGCTGTGCTAACTCGCCGTTCTGCTGCATCTCCAGCAGTTTCAACTTAGCCTGTTCAGCCTGTGCGGGATCGGGGAAAAACTTATCGACCAGCTTGGAACCGATATCGAGGATGGCGCCGAGGGGGAACATTATCTCTCCAATAGTCCGTTAATCGTATTCTGAACATCCAACGAATCTGCGTTGCCGAGCCACTCTGACCGACGATTCTGGATATACACAAGCTGCTGATACGAGCATTTGTTGCCGTTGTCCTTGAGCCACTGTAACGCCAATTTATGCCGTTCAGTCGGGTCGTGCGTCATCAGGGCAATAGTCTGCAAATCGAAAACAGCACAACGCATCTCCGCGCTTCTGGCGAGGGCGACGCAAAGGATTGCAATAGCAATACCCCATCTCATTTAGCCATTTCTGTTGAGGCAAGATTGATCCGCGTCTTGACCGCCGTCAGGTCTGCCGGTTCGGTTTTAAACCCCACGCTGACATACCCGTCGAATTGCCCCATCTCGGGCGGGATACTGCCACGGCAGACAAACGTCACGCCTTGTGTCTTTTCCCAATCCGTCGTCTTGCCGGTAACCACATGACCAGCGCACTGCACCTCACCGTTGAGCATAGCGATCATCGAGGCGTTGCGTGCCGGGTCTTGGCTGAACAGGCTACTGGTGCCGCCGTCCAACGCCTTGTCGCGGCCTTTCTGGTTCAGCGCCAGCATGGTCGTGCGGCTGTTGACGACCAGGTTGGCTTTGTAGACGATGACGGTTGTCGCCTCCAGGTCTTTCTGGAGCTGCTCGGAGATAGGCAAAAGATGCTCGACTTCCCTGATCTTGGCGACGTGACTGCTGTTCGTGATCGCGCTCAGTATGACCTGGCGCGAATCCCACGCGAAATAGCCAAAAAAGAACACCGACGCCAGAATGATGACTTCAAACAATTTGAACGGCGTATCAACCCATTTGATGAGTTCGATGGCCTTGTCTACCATGCTGGTCTCGGTCTTGATGACCGACTTCTTTGGCGCTCTTTTGCGTGGGGTAGCCATTAGGTTCGTATCACCAGATGCACCAGCAGCATAATAATGGCCCCCGCGCTACCGATTAGGATCGCCTCGATCCGTTTGATCCGCAGGATGGTTTCTGTCCAGCGTTCTTCGCAAACCGCTTCATGTATACCGATGCGGCCTTCCAACTCGGTTGTGGTTGCCATTATTGAGTAGCCTCCTCTTGTTGCGGCGCGGGTTGCCCCGGCACTTGTAGCACGCCACGCGCAGCGCCCGATTGGATATTGTCAATGGCATCTTTGACCCATTGGATACCGTATTTCTTGCCAACCGCAATAGCCTCATCGATCTTGGCGCGATCTAATTGGTCTATGCGGGGCTTAACGGCAGCAAAAACTTTTACGGCGTCTGTTGGGTTTAGCAGCAGTTCTTTTAACCGCGCTTCCGTTGCTTTAGACGCTTTATTTGCCCAAAATTTACTAAATAATGAAGTTACGCCGTAACGCCACCCCGATACGGGGTTCATAAAACGCGAAATAATTTGTTCCGGTGGAAGCCCCGTCAATTCCTCAATCCCCGTTCTTGGCACTGTTTCGCCACGGAAAGGTACATCGCTAATATCACGTTGTAGCCGGTTAGACACGGTAGCGAAATCGGCTACTTTTTGCGCGTAGGTAGGCCCAAACACGCGGTTGAACACCGCCGCCTTGCTGCGGTCGTTTAGCAAACCAATCGGGTCGCCGGAGGTGACAATATCATCCAGCATGAACGACCGTGCGGCGTTAACGGCGTCTTTATTGGCGCCGTATTGCTGCATAAACTTGTTCGTAAAGCCTACGTCGCCATACATTTTGGAAACCAATTCCTGTGGGCTTTTAAGCCCTTCGCTGCTGATGATCTGGTCGCCAGCGACGCGTTTGAACTGTTCGTTAAGCCGCGTTTTGTAGTTAAGCAATGCTTGGACGTTATCGACGCTACCGCGCAGCTCGTCATCAAGGCCCGGTATCAACGACACGCCGCCCTTATTTTTATCAAGCCATTTATTTGCTGCTTTGGGGTCGATCACGTCGTTCTTTAGCGCGGCCTTGCTAAAACTGTCTACGAAAGCATCCCGCGTAACCCGCACGCCTTCCTCGCCCGTGGCCTCCAAAAACTGCACCACGTTTGATTTGTTGCCGATCAATGCGGGCGCAATCTGCTCGACAAACTTTTTACGGTCGATCAATTTGAGCGTATCCGCGCTAAACGGTAGACCGACCTTTTGCAAATAGGCGTTATCGGCGTTACGGTATGCGGTGACAAAATCGGGATCAAGGCTGTCGATATGCCCGCCCACACGCTGCTTTAGCTCACTCAGTAGGCGTATATCTGCCGCTTCGGTCGTCTTGCGTAACTGACGATTGATCTCTTTCTTGAGAGAGTCCAAGTCCTCTACCGTAGCGGCTGAAAAGGCTACGCCACCGGGGGTAGTCGGTTTTCCTTCAACAGTTAAAATTGCGCTAGGTTCAGTCGTTTCTGGACGAAATTTAGACCGCACGCGGTTGTAGATCGACGGGAAAGTCTTGAAGATATCCGAGGCTTGTGAGCCAGCCACAAAATTGTAGATATCATCCACCGATGCGGCGGGGAGTTCTACATTCTTGTCTTTGGCAATCTTGAACGCTTCGGTATACAGCGGCGTTACAGACTTACGCGCCGCGTCTTCTTTCCGCGCTACCAAAGCCTCTACGCGCTGCCCAAACGCAGTCGGATCGACTTCTTGATTACGCGATAGGCTGGCTATTTCATCGTCAATTGTTTGCGCTTTTTTGGTCTGCGCTTTTGCGATATCGACGGGCTTAAGATTAACTGCGACGTTGGCGGGATCACCAAACAATCGAATTTGATTGGCCGTCAACGCCCGTTTTGCCAGTTCATATTGCGAGCCAAATTGGGCACGGAATACTGGATCGCGGGAGGATAGGTTTTGGATAAACGTATTGATGACGGGATTATCAGCCAATAGCGCGCTGATTGGCATGTTGACTTCCGCACCGCCTGGCGCGCGCAACGATACGCTTTTTTGTGCTTTAGCCGCTTCTTCCAGCACGGTCATAAAATTGGGGTCTGCTGCACCCGCCGCAATAAAGACGTTATTGATACGGCTGTCCACATCGCGCAGCAGTTCGTCTTCCGGTGCGCCGCCTCTGATTTTTCTGACCAGATTTGCCGACGCATCGTAGGCTTTTCCGGCCAAAGGCGTCAGTTTTAGCGCAGTCCCCATGCCGTATCCAGCACCACCGCCGCCCAATAGCCCGCCCACCACGGCGCCAGTGCCGGGCGCGCCTACTTTCTCACCCGCGTATTGCCCTGCAATAACGCCAGCTTGACCGCCCGCGCCCACTACGGCCTGTTCAGCCGGACGTATCAGGGCTTGGCCGAACATGCCTAACCGCTTTGTTGCCGCCAACGGGCCAAACAAATACGACAAAGGATCGGTAACCGCTTCAGCACCGCCCGCAAGAATACGTTGGCCGCCGGTAACGGGTTCTGCACCAGTGCCGCCAAGAAACCGCATAGCTGGCTCGCGAACAGCAGCAGCGCCGCTTTCCATTGCTTTAACTACGTCAGTTTGCGCGCCACCGTATTGCGGCGCTGCGGCAGCGCCATAGGCGGTCAGTAGCCCGCTTGCATACGCCGGTATGTTGGTGACGCCTTTGCGGAGTGCTTCTGCAATCACCGCGCCGGTGCTAGGTGGCGGCGAGGCGTCACCAGCTATTGCCGCAAGTGTAGCATCGGATAATTTCGATAGGTCGCCGGAGGCAATGGCGGCTAATTCGGCGTCGGATAATTTTGATAAATCTAGCGGGAACGGCAATGCCATAATAAACCCCTAATAACTATTTATTTTTTTGACGTTCCCGAAGCAACGCAGCGGCTTGATCTTGCAGTGATCCAGCTCCCCCACCGCCAGCAACAGGCGCATTAAATTCGGGGATATCAGACGCCAATGCAAAATCGTCTTCGTTAAATCCCGCCCGTTTAGCTATTTTACGTTGTGCCTCTATTTCTGCCTTGCCTTTATTGAGCGCAACCAAACGCATGGCTTGTAATGTCTTTTTGATTTTTGTTTGCGTATCGATCGTAGGTGTTCCAGTGAACAATGTAGAAGTTGCGTCTAGCAAGCTGCCAACAAGTGATGGATCGCCACCCGCGCCTTTTATCTCCTTGTAACTCACATCGCTACCGGACAATGCTTTGGCTAACTGTGTCCTTGCGGTGTTAAAGGATATGTAGTTCCCGGCCCTTATCGAGTCATCAAGAGCCTGAAGTGCTTGGTCAGTCTCATTGACGGTCGCCCTAAATGATTTAACCGAATTAAAAGTTTTTTCCCGCATTACAGCTATGGCGTTTACGTCTTTTATGCCCGGTATTATATTTTCTACCTTAACAGTGCCCCTACGTGCTGCGGATGCCTCCGCGCGCTTATTGACCGCCGCAATTTCAGGTTGCGTTAGCGACGCGAATGGCTTGTTGTATAGTTCCATCGCGATAGCCTCGCGCTCTACGCCAAATCGCGCTGCTGCTTTATCTTCCCCATACGCCAATCGGTTAAAGGCTTTTGCATATTCGGTATTGTATTGCGGCGATCCTTCTGGGAAACCCGTTAATGCGGCGGCGGCTTTAGCCAAAGTAATTTCTTTAGCCTGCGCTGGCGGTGCTTTAGCAGTCAGTCCTTGTAAGGTTGTAAGCTGACCCGTAAACGATTTCAACGCCGCTTCACGCCCTGGTGTGTCTTCCGGCAAATCCGTAATTCGCGTTATTTGTTCTTGTAGCGCACTTATTGCTTCTGCGTTTCTTTGCTCGGGTGTTTGCTTTTCTGCCGTCCGTTGCCGTATTTGCGCTAAAGTTGCAGCAGCTTCACGCGCACGCGTAGCCAACGCCGCAGCTAGACTGTTGTTGCCCATCTGCGCGGCCATTTGCGCGCCCTTGGCGATAGATTCGGGATCGTTCGGGTCTATCTGACCGAGAATCCGCTGCTGTTGGCTAATCATCCGCAGTTGCGGGTCTTGCACACCGAACAGTTGCCCAATGCCCGAGCCGAGCTGCTGACCGGCCATATAGGTGCCGTATGACGCGCGTTGCAGCGGCTCCATCTGCGCGTATTGTGCTGCCTGCGCCTGCTGCTGCTGTAGTCGTGCCTGCTGATACATTTCCGGTGTCTGGAACAGCCCGCCCATTGCGCTCTCTGCCATGATTTAACCCCTAAAAATCGTAATTAGCACTATACGGTGCTGGTGTCGGAGAAACCCCGCCACCACCCATACCGTATACATTACCAGCACCATACTGATTACTTAATTGCTGGCCTTGCTGGTATTGATTATAGAGGCTAGTCAATGATGGAGCGTTCTGAGAAACGTAGTTGCTAAGACCGGAAAACAATCCCGCCGTCGGGCTGTAACCGGCTGGCCCTTGCACCGTTTGCGCTGCCTTAATACCACCGGTTAATAGCGCGTTTGCCCCCGTTTGATTGACGTTCCGACCACCTATCGCCGCGCCCATTTCCAGTGGTGCTTGGCCTAACGATTCGATGGTCTGTGCAGTGCCAAGACTCGACGTGAAGGGTGCATAGGCACCGGCTAGGCCACCGGTGTAACTACCGAGCAGTCCAGCACCAGTGCCGAATAGATTTGCACCAAAGGCTGTCTGTTGCCGCCCTTCTGCCGTTGCTTGCGCGGCCAGTGATGCGTCTTGCTGCGCCAGCGCGTTGTAGTAGGCTTCCAGCTCTGGATTCGCCGCACGAAGACCCACGCCGCCGCCTGGTCGCAATCCAGTGCCGCCTACGGCCAGCCCACCGCGTCCGGTATTGAATAACGTATTTTGCAAGCCCGCGTATTGCCGTTCACGCGAGGGCGCCAGCAAATCCTGCTGCCTTTGCATATATTGGGCTGCGGCTTCTTCCGGTGATTGTGCCAGATACCCCGCGCCGAGGTTGAACAGCCCAGATGCAGCACCGGTCAGCGGTGCGTAACGACCCTGTGCCGCTTCAGCCTCGGTCAGCCCTTGACCGGTCAGACCCATGATGCGGTCTTGATAGGCTTTTAGCTCTGGACTGAGCGTGTAGCCAGCACCAGTGACACGACCATCGGGGCCGGTTGTAAACTGCGATTGCCCGAACCGCGTGGTGACGCCAACCGGACGAAACCGCGCTTCGTCAGCGGCTATTCTGGCAGCTTCTAATTGGGCTTGGGCCGAGGCATTGGCGGCGTCTCTCGTAGCGCTGGCTTGATTTTGGCTGCCCATATAGCCAAGTAATGCTGATCCCCCGGCGACGGCGGCGGTAACTGGATCACGCCGTTCGCCGTATGCCGCGCCACCAGTGGGATCACCAACTGGGTATTCGGATGCCCATGCGCGAGATTGCGCGCGGCTGAGATAAATCTTATTGTCGTCAAGACGCATATCTGGCCTACGCATAGTTACACCTCGTGCATTTCAAATATACCAAACCGCCATCGACTTTAGTTTTTACAAAACCTAGTCTTTGGCAAAAAGTTAGCCCTTTTTCATTCTTTGAATCCACCACCGTTATTGCAAAACCAAAAGTATTGATAGTCTTAACCAACGTATCGCGAAGATGCCTGAGTATCGACGCGGTAGGTTTTTCACCGTAACCAATATGAAGTTCATTTTCTTTTGCAATTACAGCGCCGATTATCTTGCCTTGCTGTTTAAGCGGCACAACAGACCAATCTTTTAGTGATTGCGTAAAATTATCGAATGGCATATTAAGCCTAGTCTTAACAGATTCGTAGAGCAGCATAAGCGCGCATAATTTTTCTTCCGCTGAAAAATTACCAGTAATCAAGCTGTCCGTTTCCACATATACACCGTAGAGTTATTCATACAATATGTTAATTGTTCCCGCATCAAAATTATCTGTGCCATTGACTGTAGTAATGCGAACTCGGTCAAGGGTTGCAGAAAGCGTTTTAGAACCAGCAGCAGGTTGAATTGCAACCGCAGTTACTAAAGAACTGCCATTTTGAACCCAAATATTTCCACTTAAATTTGTAAAAACCATTGTTCCAATTTGCAAATAACTAGCGGAAGGATTAATAGCCAACACAAAACCTGTCGTTAAACCTCCGTAAGCATTTCCTGATACGTATCCTGTAGTTTCAATACCGCCAGAATCTCCAATTTGAATTTGTATGGAAGACCCGCCATCAGTAGAAAGACCATCAAACATAACAGTTACACGCTTTACCCAACTTGGTATACCAGTAAAGTCAATTGAAGTACCTGATGTTGACGACACAGCAGTGCCAGATGAAATAACACTTGCGTTCATAACCGGAGTGCCGCCAATGTTGGGGCTGGTTAATGTTTTATTTGTAAGAGTTTGTGTATCACTTGTGCCCACTACAGCGCCCGATGGTGATGATTTGGTTGCCCAGTTATCCAGATCAGCATCCCACGCTTGCACGTTTGTGCCAATTACTAACCCTAAATTTGTTCTGGCCCCCGCCGCCGTTGACGCGCCGGTGCCGCCATCGGCAACAGCCAAATCGGTTATGCCGGTAATCGTGCCACCAGAAATCGTTGCCGTAGTAATAGCCGCTGTTGTAATCGTTGCGGTTGGTATAACAACGGTGCCGGTAAACGTAGGCGACGCAAGATCAGCCTTTGTTGCTATCGCGGTGGCGATATTGTCGTATTCCGTATTGATCTCTGTGCCTTTGACGATCTTAAGCGGATCGCCGGACGACAGGTTATCTTTGGTCGCAAAGTTGGTGCTTTTTGTGTAATTTGACATGACGGATTCCTACGTAAACTTGCCATTTTTGGCTTGGATTTCAATCTTCTGAATGGACAGTTGCGCGCCGTTAATATCGGCCTCATAGCCCGTCTGCACAATCTTACCCGCGCCGCTGGCGCTGACGACTAGGGTCTGTAGCGCCACGCCGTCGGAATACTCGGCCAGTGGAACACCATTCGCGCCGTATTCGGCCAACCCATAATACGATACGCCTTGTGCCGGGATAAACGAGTTTGCGGAAAGGTAATTGCCCGAAAAGTCAAAGCACCACTTGAACGTGACGTATTGATTGGTGCCGCCGATCACCACAATACCCAACCGCTTCAGCACCGACGTTTGCGATGGATTCCCAAGGTCAGCGTGGTTGGTGTAATACTGAAACCGATAGCTAGACGTATTGTCATAATAGGCAGAATACTTGGTGACGTAGCCATTCTTGCCGATTAGCAGATCGCCGTTACGACGCGACAATAGCGACGTCGGTTCGATTGAATCCCACGTAGTAACCCGTGACGACCCATCGTCGAGCTGGCCTCGGGTGTCAAAGCAGTAAGTCTTTTTTGACGCCGGAAGGTTCAAAAGATAAAACGCGTCACGCTCGGAAAATACCGACTTGATTGCCGCCAAGTCTTCACTGGAGAGTAGGTTCGTCAGGTCATTTCGGACATTCTTCGATAGATCGCGGAACGGCAGTGATTTCTCTGAAATGGTGCGTAGCAGTGATCGCACGCCGGTATTCGAAAGGAAGATCACATCGGTCGCAATCGGCTGGATGCTGTCTCGTGACAAACAGCCGGTGCCGACAACGGTGTCGGCCAGCGTGATATTGGCCGGACTGGTGGCACTGGAATAGACCAGGATCTGCCGTTTTCCAAAGATGAACAGAAATCCATTGTGCGAGGCCAAACCCGTAATCTCATCCGATCCTTGCGCCCATACTCGGCTAACGTCGAGGCTACCGGAGGTGCCGGTAGACCAGATATGCCCCGCCATCAGGTCGGAGAAATAGAGCGTGGTCTTGTCCGTAGCCGTATTTGCCGTCCACAACCGGCCATACGCGCTCAGGACGATGTTGGCGCTCGGCACCGTGGCGACGTATCCACTTTTCTCTGACACGCGCCTATAGGTCGTGGTGCTGACCGCAGGGTCGTAGATCAGCGGATCGTGCGCCGATTGAAAGAAATAGGTGATACCGTTAAGCGACGCGCATTGCCAGTTGCTTGCCGTAATGGTCGGCGCAGTGCCGCCACCGCCGTAGGTCAGCTCGACCACGGCGTTGCTGCTGTCCAGCTTGAACAGTTTGTTGTTGCCCGCGAATACGACCGTCAGCGTGCCATCCGACTGCACCAGCTCGTGCATGACGCCGATATCGTTGGCGCCGAGATTGCCGCTAGACGAATTAACTCTTGCGTAACCTTTACGCGATCCGATCCGGCCATACTGGTCGATAATGCAATTGTTAGCCACCAAAGCAAATCCAGCCGCCAAGTCCAACGGGGAATCTTGGGTATTTAGCCCAAAGAACCCCGGCGCAGCGGTCGTGAATACTTGTATGGTCTGTGACATTTATCGAACCCTAGATAGCGACAAATTCACCTTCTTCTGGAAAGCGGGTGCCTTCCAGGGCGATACTGTCGGCCAACATGCCACGGTAGAGCTGATATGCCTCGGAGCTGGTCAAACCGCCATCTTCGCCGCGCTCAACCAGCGCCCGAGCGTAGGCGTTTTGGATGACCAGTTCAGCGGGAACCGATATCACATCCCCCGCCAAGGTGAGCGTGGCTTGCGGCACGACCAGGCTAAATTTCAGCGAATAGACGCCATCGGGGATTGGGAACACGCTCACTTTGGTGTCGTAGGTTGAACCATCCACGCCGTTGAATGAATAGAAGCTCGGAATACCCGTTGCCGGGGCAGCGGGGAAATTCAGGTAGCGGTTCATCATCGCAAACGTGACGTTGGTCAGCGTGACAAAGCTGGTCGCGTTAATGGCATCGCGCACCTGAAACTTCTGTCCGGCGCCGGTGACCGTGTAGGATGATGTGGCCGACACCGTGGACACCGTGATCGTGGTCGTTAGTGCGTTCCACGAATAGGCGTCTTCGACTTGCCGTTTGGCATCGTTGACGAATTTGCCGATCAGCGTGGCGTAGGTCGTTTCGGAGAGGCTGGCGACCTGCACTTCGCGCAAGCGCACCAGCACGTCATTGACAGCTTGCAGAAAGGTAGTACTCATGCGCGCTGGTTCCCTTCGATTTCAAATGTCACTGCCACAGCAAAAGTAGATGCCGATTCGGTCGTAACAGAGAGGGTATCGTTTTCTTCTAAGACAACGATAATGCCTGAATCTAAATCTAAGAAGTTTTTTGCGTTGATGGTATATTCAAAAATTAGGTTGTAGGTCGCCGCGGCACTACTGTCATACCAGCTAAAGGTAAGGTGTTTATTGCCCGCACCGGTATTATTTGCGTGTAAGCGCATCAGACTGGCGTAATAACCCTTCGGCACCGTATACAGTGTCGTTAGCGTGTTCGCAGTAGGGTTAGCGCCAATGGATACAGGTCTCATTTTCGTGCCTTATTCCTAGCCGAAATAGCGCGAGCTTTCGCCCGAGCATCTGCTTTGGATGAGGCACCCCACGCGTTGAGAGAAAGCAGAAGACGTGTCGGCTCCCCGTTCTTTTGCTCTGGCCCAGGCATTGCGCCCATCCTTGCTAAAAAGGAGGCCCGACGAGGGTTGTCACCTGACTTGACCGGAGGCTTTAAATTCCCGCCGGTATCGGCATTATATGACGCTCTACCGGTCGCGTTCAAGCCGCCTTTAGGGTTTTTGCCCTCTTTTCTAGCCCACGCGGGAGTTTTCATTGCTTCTTCGCGGTCTTTGCCGCGGCCTTGAAAGCTGCTGCGGTAGGCGCGCCTTTGGCACCCACTTTACGCATCTTTTCCTTGGCCCCCGCTTTAATACGCTCTTGCTTGGCGTTGATATTAGCGTACAGACCTGGCTTCATTTTTTCTTCCCTTTAACCATGCCAGCCTCAGACATGGCGATCGCCACGGCCTGTTTGCGGGATTTCACCATCGGGCCAGCCTTGCTGCCGGTATGCAGCTCGCCCATCTTGTACTCGTGCATAACTTTGCCTATTTTCTTCTGCCCTTTGCTCATTTTCATTGCGCTATTCCTTGGTTATTGGCCCACCGGATTTCCACGCGTCACAAGTGCGGGCCGCAGCACAGGTGAATTGAAATAGGTCGCAGTAGCCAAGATCAGCCGCCGCGATAAACTGCTCATCGTAGGACAATTCGCCCTTGTTTTCGTCTTTTTCCAGCCCATCGAGGATACATTTCATCATCTTAGGCGTCTGGATGAACGCCGCGCAATTGCCGCAGCGCATGCCCTTGATGGCATCCGTTGGGGCATTATACATCTTGGCTTTTTTCAGCCAAAAGGCATCATTTGCCTCGTTTGGATTGGGAGGCTCGTAACCATATTCTTTGAACGCATGGTTGCGGTTTTTTAAATTGGTCGCTATATCCTGCGTCGCCAGCGGGCAGGTCACACCGGACAACAGTCCTTCTTTCATATGCTATGCCTCTTTTCGTGGCCGACCGCGCCTTTTTATGCCTTGGGGCGCCGTAAACATCGTGTCCGTTCGCACTGCGTTGTGGTCGTAGGCAATCGCTGTCGGTTCTGCATCGACTTGAACATAGCCCTGATGACCGCGCATTGAATCAATATCATGCTGCAAGGTGAACGTCACCGTATTGCCACTTTGCAAACACCGAAAGGTAGCCATTTGAATCCTTTAAACAGGAAGGGGGCCGAGGCCCCCCGTCCTTAAACGATGCAGCGAGTAACTACAAGACGAATCTTGCAAGACGCCAAGTCAACGGTCGAACCCGATTCGTTTTGGATGCGAATCGACACCGATCCAGCCGAGTCCACATAAGCAGTGACGCTCATGCCAACTTCACTCACAGCAAAAGAACAACCAATCACCATATCGCCCAGGGCAACGCCCGGAACGGCTACGGTATCCGTTTCACCCGCGCCATCAGCCAGCGAACCGGCGTCTAGCGTTGCGACAACGAGCCAAGTATCGCTAAAAATACCGCGAAACTGGTCATTCCCACGGCGGGAAGTAATTGCGGTAGCAGCAGCCATAGTTAAATCTCCTAAAACAGGTTAAAGATGCCCCCCGTCATCGCTGACGGAGGGCAGGTCTGCATTAGGCAGGTACGGCCAACGCATACGCCGAGCTGGACAGCGCAGCACCAGAACTTGCCGCCGCACGCAGGGCCGAAACACCATACAGGGTATCAGCGGTGTAAAGCGTCGCCAGATATTCCTGCTTGTATTGCGTCTGCGAACGAACACCAACCTGCTCAATCAAGATCATCGAGTCACGATGGCCCATCAAGCAGATACGATCGAGGCCGCTAGAACCGGCGCCGAAGTCTGCGTTGGAGGTCGTGAACACGGGAATCCCGTAGAGCTGGCCGATTTCGCCGTTGCGGATCGCGTTGCCATTGCCGACGAACGCCTGCTCGGTATAGCGAGCAAGGCCCATCAACGTGTTACGGCTCGACGGCGGGATGATGAAGAAACGCCCGTCCATCGGCGCGTCGGTGTCATCCAGACGTTGAATCGTGCGACGGATCGCAGCGTCAGTCAGCGCGGCAGCGTTTGACGTGGTGCTGTTATACGCGGTCGTGCCGTCCGAACCGATAAACGCTTTGGTGGTCGTATTGCTGGTCGCGTAGTCGTTGGTGCCGACGGTCGCACCGTTGAACGCACGCCCGAGCTGGATCAGGTCGGTATCAACCTGTTTCGCCAGCGCGTAACCCGCATCTTCGGTGTAGAACGAACGCAGCGAACTCAACGCCTGCACTTCGACGATATCCTCAATCAAGCGGCTATATTCATAGTGCTTGTTGATCGAGATCGCAACTTCGGTTTCCGTAGCAGCGATCAGCGTGACGGCGGTGGACGCCGCTTTCGCTGAGGCCGAGCCACGGGTCGGGGCGGGAACGTGAACGGTGTCGCCCTTTTTGCCCTTGAAGTTCATGCGTTTGACAACATTCGCCAGCACAAGATTTTTCTTGTAGGCGGCAACAATCTCATCACTCCAAATTTCGGGGATGAAGGTAGCTGCGGTGGTAACGGTTACTGCCGGTGTTGGAAAAGCCATGGTGAATCTCCTAAATTAAGTTATTTGACCCGACCTTCAGCGTAGGCTTGCATGATTTCATCACCCAATGCCTCGTAGCGGTTCGGATCATTCATTTTTAGCCGAATAAGGTCTGCCCGACGATAGACACGTCTTGATGACTCACCAGAACCACCCACATCGACCGACGCTGCTTTGAGGTTTTGCTTACGGGTTTTTTCACCTGCATTTTCCGTTTGCTTTGCCTTAACGCCGCGCAGTTCTTTGTAGGTAGACAACAATTCATTCGCACTGTCGTAATCGAATTCACCATCGGCTTTCGCCCAGAGGCCCAATCGTATCGGACTCATTTTCACCCAATTTGCAAACTCGGGGTCTTGAGCCACTTCAACAAAATCGGGATGCTCTTTGCTCAACTTCTGATGCACCTGCATCTTCTTAAAGTCACCAGCGGCTTGCCGCGCAGCGAGGATATCGGGATGCCGATCGACGGTTGCTTGAATTGCTTTTTTCGGGTCTTCAAAAAAATCTACTTCGGGTTCTTGCTCTTTAGTCGCTGCCGGAGCATTGCCGAGGTTGTGCTTAATGAGTTCATCAGCCAGTTTGCGGACTTCACCGACTTCTTGCGCCTGCTTGCCGATCAGCTTCTCAGCCTCCTGGTGCATGTGCACAATATCGCCTAACGATTTGCCCCGATACTTCTCGGGAACGTCAGATGATGCCTCTTCGACGGTGTTTTCCAGCTTCACTTCTTCCGGCGCGATATCCTCTTGCGACTCGACTTCGTTTTCGATCAGCATACTATTTCCTTTTCCTGCCACTTAAGGTTGTAGGAGATTAACTCGCCAAAATTGGTTACGAGTTAGCTTTTTGCTCTGCTTTCAGTTTGTCCAGGTGGCGTTGCTCGAACCGTCCATGTGCCGACGGGAATGAGCCAGACCACCCTTCCAACTTGATTGCAGGTGCAGAAATGACGCGTTTAGCCGACGCGCCACAATCACACTGAACGATATTGTGTTCAAACTCAACGTATCGTTCAGTCCGGTGTCCGCTTTCGCAGACAAAATCATACATTCGTTTCAATTTGCAAATCCTCGTATGAGCGTGAGCTGGCCTCTCGCAAGGTTTTCAGCCACGTTAGAATCGAAAGTTCGCCCTTTTTAAACTGTAACTGTTTTTCGCCATCTACAGCAGAAATATTATTAAGCGCGGCGATCATGGCATCAATGTCGGCCATCAAATCGACCCATCCATCGGTTGCCATCATGGAAAACCGGTCTTCATAATACTTCTGTAATTCTGGTGCCATTTACGCTCTCGCCGCTTGTTGCAAAGGCATCAAATCTTCCGTAGTCCAGAAGTCTTTGGCGACCATGATTTTCAAGTGTTCTTTATTGCGGCTAAGACAATCCGCCCACTCTGCATCGCTCATTGTTTCCGGCTTACCTGCGTTAATCAAGTTTACCGAATCCATCGCGGCGCTGTAGTGTTGGGCAATCTGTTCTGCGCTCAGTTGTTCAAGTTCCATTTGTTTTTCCTTACGGGTGGGTTGATTTGTATGCGTCAAATTCTGCTTTGAGTTCTTTGACGGCATTAACAAGATACCAAGTCAGATTGTCTGCGTTCACTGACATAACGCCAGTGGATTCAGTCTTGACGCAATCCGGCAATACCATTTGAAGTTCTTGGGCTATGACGCCAAGTTGGACACCTTCTTTTTTAATGGCATCGGTTGGCTTGAGTTCGGCATCCACTTCTTCCGGCAAGCGGTATTCAAAGTTACGCACTTGAATGGCGGTAATTTTTTCTAGGCCAATATTGTTATCTGCAATGTTTTTCTTAAGACGTTGGTCTGAAGTTACTGACCAATTTAAAGAGTTTGCACTGTTATAGGCACCAGATGATCCGCTAACAAAAAAGGTTTCGTTGCCTTTACCCGCAAGGTTCCAACCAAAAAGGTATTCAGCGGATACGTTTGTGTTACTGCCGTGACAATACGGCCCTACAAATACGTTATTGCTTCCATTTACTGATGCTGTTGCGTTATACCCACAGAGATAACCTATAAAAACACTGTCGGTTCCAGTGGTTATACTACGACCTGCTTGATAGCCAATGGCCGTGTTATTTCCAGCGGTTGTTTCAGAATAAAGTGCTTGATACCCCACGGCGGTGTTGTTGCTGGAGGTGGTGTTGGCTTGAAGGGATTGGAGACCAACAGCTACGTTGTAGCTACCCGTAGTGTTTGATGTGAGTGCTGTCCTTCCAAAAGCGGAATTGTAGCCTCCAGTAGTGTTTGCATACATTGCTTGTTCGCCAACAGCGGTATTGTCAGGCCCTGTTGTGATTGAATACAAAGAATATGAACCAACAGCAGTATTTGCTCCTCCGTTTGCGCCAGACCCGTACATAGAAAAGTAACCCACCGCTGTATTACTTCCCCCAGTGGTGTTGCTATACAGTGCTTGGTAACCAATAGAAGTATTCCGAATAGCACTTGTTAGGCTATACGCAGATTGGTAACCAACAGCAGTAACACTATTACCAGTATTTGCTTGAAGTGCTTGATAACCGATTGCAGTTACGCCAGTTGCGCCGGTCGTTGTGGTTGCAGCCTGATAGCCCAAAGCAACAGCCGCAGTCCCTGATGGCGTAATGCCATACACAGTGCCAAGCACAGTAGGTGTGGCGGCAGAAGCAGTTGAAGGCGTTTGCCACGTAGCCACAGTGCTACTTGTCGCAGTCAACACCTGACCCGTTGACGGCGCGGCAGAAGCGGCAACAGACACCACGCCGGTTGCTGACGTGAGCTTGTCCACGCCGCCCGTAGCCGTGACCGTCGTAAACGCCCCTGTGCTTGCCGTGGTCGCGCCGACGGTGCCATTGATGTTGATGCTGGCAGTGCCGGTCAGGTTCGTGACAGTGCCGCTGGACGGTGTGCCAAGCGCGCCGCCATTGACGACAAACGCGCCAGCGGTTCCTACATTGACGCCGAGTGCGGTAGCGACACCAGTTCCGATTGCGGTGATCCCCGTTCCACCGTTTGCGACTGGTAGAGTTCCCGACACATGGGTTGTGAGCGCGATCTTCCCATAACTAGGCGCGGCGCCAATACCACCAGAAATAATGGCATTTCCGGTCGCTACATCCGCAAGTTTAGAAAGCGCAGTGGTCGTGCTGGCGTATAGGATATCGCCAACGGCATAGCTTGATTGGCCGGTGCCGCCAGAGGTCGCAACCAGTGTGGCCGATAACCCCGCAGCCGTTCCGCTGGTGTTTTGGTTCAGCGTTGGGAATGTGCAGTTTGTGAGTGTGCCGCTGCTCGGTGTGCCGAGTACTGGCGTCACCAGTGTCGGGCTGGTCGCCAACACATTGCTACCAGACCCCGTATTGGTCACCGACACGACATTTTTGCTCGCGTCTAGCGCCAGCGCCGTTGATGCCGTTAGACCAGAAAAGGTGACTGTGCTGGATGCCGACAGCGTGGTGAAATTACCGTCCGCACCACCTTCAACCCGCTGCCAGACGGTGCCGTTAAAGATCGCCCAATCGCCTACGCCCCAATTGCTAATCCCATTCAAACTTGTCGATCCAGCAACGGACACAATGTAAAACGTGCCACTGGTGCCGACGCTGGATGCAAGTGCCGGGGTATTGGTGCTGGCGTTCCACAGGCCACCATACACAACAGACGACCCTAGCGCCGTGATCTGCGCTTGTAGGCTTGCCAGCGTGTCAATAACCGATTGCGATGTGCCACCGCCGTTGGTGATGACCTTGATCTGTTCGGCCAGCGCGGGGGCGACGACCTCGCCCACATTAATCTCCCGGCCTGACGACAGGCTGATAACCAGACTACCGTCAAAATCAATATGCGCGTTGGCTACGGATACGCCATCGGTGCCATCCGCGCCATCAAGCCCGTTCTTGCCATCCGCACCGCGTGGCCCCGGCGCCCCATCGCGCCCGTTCTTGCCATCCTTCCCGTTGCGGCCATCCCGTCCATCGGCGCCATCGCGCCCGTCTTTGATCGTGGACACGCGCTTTTCAATGGCAAAACCAACGTCATCAAAACGGGATCGAATATCAGATTCAATCTTTTTGAGTGCTTGAACAACC